AACTACTGAGACTGAATAACAGAAATTTCATTTCCCCCACCCTCTCCTATGTCATAGTCATAGGTTTCAAATGCCCCTTGTTGCACATCAAATGTATAATTACTATTCTTATTTAAATTAAACTCAAAAAAATTACCTGTACCATCATCTCTTCTGAATACCCAATTTGGAGATTGATCATACAATTCTAATCCTGTTTCTGGGTCTTTACCCAATTTAACTGTCGTTGTCTTTTCAAATTCACTTCTCATCTGAAGTGCCAACTGTTTGTTAAGTTGGTCTAATACATCATATAAAAATGCGTTTGCGAGATAATCTACATCCAAATCTGTAGTCCAAGTATTCTCGTCATCTACTTCTAATTCGTCTTTGTTCAACCCATCAAACTCTAAGTAATCTATACCCAAAAAGTCTGCAAGTTTTTTCGTTCTTTGATATTCTGCTTCTTCATCAAATTCCACTGGTTTTCTAACAATCAATAAATTACTAATCATAGATTCATCTATTGATAACTTCAGTGGGTCAGATGGTGCAGTCTTTTGCGTTGTCACAATCGTTGCCTGAAAGGCTTGATTCAATATTACCATTCCAACATCAGATTCTACTGTTATTTCACCAACCACACAATTTCCATAACTGTTGCAACTAGGTAATAGAATAATCATACTAGAACCAGTTTCATCGACCGTCATGGAAAAGTCTGTGCCTCGAACACCAATAACTGCTGTTGGAGTTGTAATCTTCACATTCTGTCTGGAATTCTTTGCGATTTGTCCAGACGCATATCTTACAGTTCCAAATGATGATTTAAGTGATAATGAACCTGTCTTTGTATTAGGGTCATACACAAACTCATCAATAACTAATTTAGAATTTTCAGTAACATCAACTCGTGTTTCATCCAAAAACTCAATGGCAGTTCTACCATTTTTTGTTTTTACAACATCATAAGATTCGACATTGAAATCCTTTTCAATGCCTTCAATTTTATCACCACTCTTTCTTTCGATGTTAGTAACACCCTTCTGTTCTATCACATCCCCAATCTTAGCATAAGCGGGAAAGGATAGAATCAGAAGTATGCTAATCGCTCTGAGTAATATCGACATCAAAATCATCACCATCAATTGTAAGGTCTACAATATTATCTTTCACACCAGTTTGTGAGATATCAATAGTACCACCACCACCTGTTACATCTAGTGTAATTCCATGTCCATGAGCATCACCATCACCAGTTTGAACAGTTGTTATCGCAACACCTTCATCATTGTTAGCTGAATTAGTTGACAAAGATGCACTATTGTCAAGTGCTACTGTCAAAGATGCAGACTTACCATTCACTGTTGAGTTAATAATGTTATTATCACCAGTAACAGTAAATGCTATTGTAGATGAATCTGCGTCAGCACTTGAACCAACTCTAAGTGTGTAGTCGTTATCATCACCAGTATTAGCAATGTTTAAAGTCACAGTATCACAATCGCCTGTAGCAGAACTTGAACAAAGTAAATCAACTTCGTTGTTATCACCAGTAAAAGTCCATGTACCAGTGTAAGTACTACCTTTAATAATTGCCGCTATAATATTGGCATCACCTGTTTGAGTTATACTAAATGTCATATCATCACCTGCTAAAGTGACATCAGTAGTTGAATTACCGATAACATTGTTTGTACCGTCTTGAACAACATCCAAGTCTAACCCATCTCCAGATTGAGTAATATAAATGTCATTACTGTATGCAATACCAGAGTACCATAACGAAAATAACATAACAAAAGAGGTGACTATGTAGTTTTTATGTTTCACCATCTTTCTCCATTTTTAGGGTTTCTGCGGTTTTAAACTTCCACAGAGATTTTTCTTCCCCTTTGGTTATTAATAAACGAACTGCTTCTTCAATTGCAGCTCGCACTGCATAATTTGTGGGTTCATTAACTGCTGAACCGGCTTCAATTTCTAATGCTTTTGTTCCCATATCTAAGAACCGAAATACATCAGTTCCAGATGCGTAACTAGCAATAGTCTTTTCGGTAGCAACACTCAATAATACTTCCCCTGTCTGAACAGAAACAATTCTCATTGCAACTGTTACTTGGTCGGTTCTGTATTGTGTGTCAGCACCAATACCGAAATATCTCGCCCCCATACCACCAGAAGTAGTATTGGAATCATAACCAACAACCCCACCTTCTAACAATAAACCAGCAAACAATAAAGGTTTGAGATTTACTGCACTTTCTCCATCATAAACTTCTCTTGTCGATTTTATAATCTGTCTTTCTTTAACTAGATTATCTAATCCATTCCTTTCAACTACAGTAAACCAAGTTCCATCACCTGCTTTTTGTAGTGCATCAATTACCCAAACATCTGCTCCTTGGGTTACTGCGCTTGATAAATTACTGAACCGTTCACTAGGTTTACGTTGTCCAGTTTTATCAATAAAATCATAAACTGCAATGGTAATCTTTTTACCATCTAGTTTTGGTAGAATTACTAGTTGGTTTTGAATAGGTACACTAGTTACCGCTTTTGCGGGCTCCCAATCTGTTGGATGCATAGTTGCACATCCACTCATCAAAACCATTAATATGATTACGGCAATATTTCTCATTAGAATCCAAAACCAGTTATCGGAACAATTAATTCTGTAAAAGTCCCATCCTCTCCTGTAATTTGTATGGTTATTGTTCCAGACGTTTCATCTTTCACCCAATAAATTGTTGAACCATCTATCTCTGCTGTACCAGAAGTATCACCAGTATCAGTAAACATACTGTCTACCATTTGCTTAGACAATTGTGCATAGATACGAGACTCTACATTTTTAAGAAACTTTTGAATAGTTTCATTTTCTGCTTCTCGTTCAGCACGTCTTGCTTCTGCAGCGGCGTCATCTTCTATTTCTTTTTTACGATTGTGTTGTAGCTGTTCAATACTCAATACATGGGTACTGTAACCATTGCCACTAAATGAGGGGTTATCAAAACCAAAGGTTAAATCGGATGCACTACTCTGCGTTGTTATTATCAGACTTAGTAGACCCACTTTGGTCAAATTCTTTGCTAACTGAACCATATCTTGTCAATATCTCCTTGAGGTCGCCCTTAATAGGCTCCCCTGTCTTTTCATAGTGTTCTAATAACATGGAAAGTTTTGTGTTCAATCTTATCATGTCATTATCTAACATTCGGATTCTATCTACTAATGCAATCAGTGTTTTCTGTGCATCCCCAATTACAGGGTCGATTGTTTCAGTTACCCACTTCCATATGAAGAATACAAAGTATCCCATACCAAGTGCGGCGATAACAGGGAAACCAAAGTCTTTAATTGCGTTAACAAAATCAGTCTCCACTAATCTCTCCTTGCATCTTCTTTACCTTCATTCGCAGCTATACGGTCAATGTTTGGTTTGATTTTAAATGCATGACTCATCAAAACATCTATCTTCACCAAATCATTGTTCATAGTTTGCACACGATTATCCAGTGCTTGGATGATGTTCTTTAAAGAATTAACACCGCCCGTCACACCTTTTAATATGAAGCTAATCGTTAGAAACACGAAATATCCTGCCGCCAAGGCGCCAGCAATCGGGAATCCAACATCTTGTATTAGTGTCAGAAAATCCATCTTTTTATTATGTTGGGGAGTGTAACCCAACTCTCTCTCACTCGATTTCTTGTGATAATTATCACCTGTCTATTTAGGTGCCATCGTATTTAGGCTGCCCAAAAGTATATAATTATATATGAAAATGTGTTGTGCAAGAAACAAAAAAAAAGGGTCAACACCGAAATGTTAACCCTTTCCCCAATCCTAAGATTGTACTCTACTACTACCTGGCCCTTTCAGTGTGAATCCAATTCAACCACCAAGGATACATCGTCCAGTATACCTTATTCCACGTTACTCGTTAGCAAGTTTCTCAAAGTACGACATTGCATCGTCATCATCATTACTTGAAGCAGAGAATGGTGCGGTTTGTGGTTCTGGTGTTGGAGTAGACGCTGGTGGAGTGAAATCCACAGTATCTTCTTCAACAATCGCTGCAGCTGTTTTTGCAGTTGCAACTGTTCCAGACAAAACGGCATCTAGTCTTGCTTTCAACTCATCATATGATTTGAAATTACTAGGAGCTGTGAAATCAGCGAGTGAATGACATGAACCATAGATTTTCTCTAGTTCTTCATCCGTTGGTTTTAGTTGTACCGGCTTGTCAAACTCTGACTTATCATAGTTCCAATATCCGTCAACCTTACGAATTTTCAGTTTGAAGTTCGCACCTTCCCATAAATCAAATGGGTTGATAGGAGTTTCATCTGCAAATTCTGGTTGCATTGATTCCATGATTTTGTCATAGATTTTCTTACCATAACGGTACAGCATAACCTTACCATTGTTTTCTGGATTCATTGTATCCTCAACAACGTAGATGTTTGAGTAGTATTGCAATTTACGTTTCTGTTTCCTTGCAATCTCTTTGTCTGACTCTACACCAGAGTTCCACAATGCAGAGTTATACTCTGACACAGGGTCATTCTGATTCATAGTAGTCAAAGAGTTCTCAATGTACCACTGTCCAGTAGGGCCTTGGAATGCATGATTCCATAAACGTACCCAAGGAAGTTCCTCACCAGTTGGTGCAGGCAAGAATCTGATTACGGCATAACCGTTACCCGACTTGTCTACAACAGGTTTCCACAGACGTTCATCTGTATAAGACTTCTTTTCTGTGTTGGGTGTTGCGTCCTTTTGGACTTGTTGTAACAGTTTATCCAGACTGTTCTGGTTTCTTAGTGCTGAAATTGACATATATTTTCTCCGTATGTTTTTCGTATGTTAAAGTATTTCACGTTATTCATTATATAACATTATTTATAATACATTAAAAGGGCCATGAAGTCAATAGTTTTTTGAAATTATAATGACTTTAATAATGGAAAGACTTTTGCAATCTCTAATGCACATTTCTGTGCAACTTCCATATGCTCTTTTTGTGTTCCGTTCTCAGAACGTAACTCAATATAATGTACCCATGAACGTAATGTACCATTCATGTAAAGTCGTGTCTTAGTCAAACCTTCTGGTAAGACAGCACGTGCTTGTTCTTTTGCGATACCATTCTCAATTGCCCATTCGTAGCATGCTTTCGCTTGATTAATGATACCATGTTGTCTACGTCCCCATTCAGTAATCAAGTCTTGCATCTTTGCATTCTCTTGAATAGATGGGTCAGTTTCAATCTCAATTGAATTTTGACGATTCTGTGTATCCTGTAAACGACATTCTCTAATCACCATTTCATTACCCATTGCAGATGGTTCTGCATATCGTTGACTAAACTCTTGGAAAGAGAATGAACGGTGTCGAACAATCTGATGTGCAATGTCTCTGGTTGTCTCTACTTCTAAGCAGACGCTAACCATCTCCAATGGTGACCAATGCTTGTGTTTACATAGATATCGTATGAGTTTTTCACTCGTTTTGTGTGTGGCTTGATTCGATGGATTGGAGACACGGGCGCAATACGCCACGAGTTCCTGTAAGTTGTCACCGACATAGAGTTCTCCTTCTTGTGGTTGACTATATGATATAAGTCTTGCTGTAGTCAGCATTCTATTAATTCCTTGTTCTTCAGTCACCATCATTATCCTTGTTTCGTGTTTCAAAATCCCAACCAACTTGGTTGAGTACTAGGGGAAAGTCATAAACCACTTCTTTTGTTTTGCCATTAACTATTGTTTCAATTTTCCACTTAGTGTGTGACAGTCTTGTTGTTTTCATAACATCTCCGTATCAATGAAGCAGTTTATTATCTTACTTAGGATATTGTCCTAGTTACCTTTTTGGCGGTAACGTGGACGATAAGATGTTGGTTTTACATTTGCAATTTCTTGCAAACGATTGGTAACATCTGCATCACGCTTTTGCAATTCTGCATTGTCACCTTCCAACAACTTTACACGGTCGGTGAGTTCTTCGTTCTTTGCTCGAAAGAAGTCTCGTTCCCGAATGAGTTCATCTGACATTAGAATGTCTCCTTTATCAGCTTGAGTAGTTGCGATTTACATTTCTCTTTATTATATGAGAGAAACACTCCGTACTTAACGATTGCTCGTCTTACATCTGGCCAAATTAAATCATCTTTCATATCCTCATCATGCTGTTTGACATATGATACTAACCCTTGTAGGATTACCATCGTTTCTAACCGTATCCTCTTTGCGAGGAAGTTCTTTAATAATACACTATGTTGCCCGTTATTGCAAGAGAAAATTGAATTAAAATCTTCAACTTGTGAAAATAATAGCGACATATCATTCAAAAAATTATATGACAAAGACTGTTTATTCTTACTCCATTCCATATAGTTCTCCTCTGAAAATTCACCTATATATCCTTTTGGTGATTTCACGAAATTCGCTATGAAATATTCTATTGTCTTGTCATCGTATTTTCTTGCCGTCTTGGCGAAAAAGTTTCTGTCCCTTCTTTTTAGGAATGATGCTTTGGTTGCTGAGGTTTTACCCCCATACTTTTTGTAGTCGTAATCTGTGGTGAAATGAAGTTTCAGACCAAGATACATTTGATAGCATTCCCACGCTTCCATTGGATTTACCTATACTGGTAGTGTTGCTACTCTAGGCAAGAAGTTTAATTCTCTTGCATCTGCTTCTATTTTTTCCTTGAGTGGTTTGGAGATTAAAGGTGCGACTGCATCTGGCTCCATTTGGTGTTTTTCACAGTAGTCTAGTATGGCATCCATATAAGTTGTTTGACCCAAACCAGCACTTACCATCTTTTCAATTTTCAATGCGAACTTCTTAGGTGTCATCACTGCAAGTTCTTCTAAGTTATTTTTCATTACAAACTCCATGTTAAGGTGAATGGGGAGAGTGAAAGGATACTCTCCCCACCCATTAAATTAAGCAGAGCCAGTGTATAAGTACTGGGTGCAAGAACAGTCTAACCGTTGGACTGCATGGACGTATTGAGGCGTCACCCTTTCAATCTGATTCTGAAGTACATCAAAATCTTTTCTTTGCGTTTTCGCTCTTCCTTCAGTTTGCGATAACACCATGCTTGATATAAAGTCATAGCACTCTCCCCTTTAAGGTTAAGTACGTTCCTTCGCATTATGCTACTTCCGTCCCAAAGGGATGAACGAGAATAAGGTGAGGATGTTTCTGTTTACAAGTACACCCTCAAAACTCAGTGCGATTAGGCCGCTAAGGCGTAATCCACAGGAACATAATTGTCGTTTGCAATTATAGTTTTTGACCATTTACGGAGTCACCCGACAATTCTAAACTTTCCTATTCCTACCTGTCGAACCTAGTTCGCCCCCATCATAAACACTCGTTGTTCCCGATAGATACTTTGGAATTTTAGCATCTGCTTTACGGTTTCTTTCTTTAAAATAGTCTCTTGTTATAACAACAAGTTTTATATTAAGTAACCATTTAAACATTTACTTCTCCAAGTGTTTATGGTGGAGGCGATGGGTACTGCCCCCATGTCCAGATTAGTATTCAGTCTGCGTCAACCAAATTGTAATATATTTATACCACATTGACTTTTAAATGTCAAGAGGCAATTGAACCTACTGGTTTACAAATGTATTCTACAGAATCCCAACTTCCATCAGATGGTATTTCTGAATGTAAAACCAAATGTTCTTCACATAAACTTTTATTTTCAAACCACTGCACATCCTGTTCAATACATGTTGAACCAGAACACACTGTTAAAAACAAATGCCAAATGATTGGAATGATATCTGTCATGTACTTGTACCTCTAGATAGTAGTTCTATATGTCCACTACCTCTTCCAATAATACATGCCATGTTAGAATCTTTAGGAAATTCTAATAAAGTCCATGTTCCAGTTTCTTCATTCGTAGCAATAACCCATTTACTTGGCACCAATGATGGTACTTCGCCAGGCAATACAAACATCCCATCTAAAACTATAGTTGGATATTCACCTCTGGATGCTGCAATTTGCATTACCTCTTCTGGCAATGCACAGACAGTTGGTTTCTCTGTCCAATATGGTGCAGTTACAGCTGCAGTACTAAACAGTAGCGCTGGTAGTACTGACAACATCATTATTAGTTTTTTCATTTTCCTTAACCCACTCTTCTGTAAACTGGTCGATTGTATCAACCAAGTCTTGAAGATAGTCATTTTTGTCCTTTACAAATTCTTGGACAAGTCCATCTTCAGTTACAACAAGAATAACGATTTGGTTAATCTCAATTCCTGTTCTTTCTTGAAACATCTCTGCATAAGCAGATGCTTGCATGTAGTACTCAAAATTATAATCGTCTTTACGTTCTGAACGAGAAGTCTTAAAGTCGATGATAGATGGAACACCGTTCCATTCTGCAATACAGTCTACTCTTCCAGCAACACGATACTTCTCACTCCACAATCCACACTCTTGTGCGTAAATATTATTTATTGATTTTTCTAGAGTTGGTTTTAGTTGTGAGAACAAACACCAAGGTAAGAATGACTGTTCTTCTTTGACAACATCTTTATTGTTTAAGAAGTCCTCACACATGTGGTGAACAGCAGTTCCACGAGATGCAGCAGTTCGCATGATATGATTAGCAACATCGTTACCAACACGATTACGCCATGCTTGGAGTCCTGCTTTCTTTTCTTTACGAACACCCAATACTGTTGTAATTGATGGATATGTACCAGTTGGTGTTAAGTAGAACCGTTTTCGATTCACATTTGTAGTCCCTACTTCTGGGATATCTACAGCATTATGTATAAACATATTATTTCCTCATTATTAATCTTATAGTGTAGTATACACTATATTCACATTATTGTCAACAGCTTATCGCTTACCTTGACCTCTATATTTCTTATAACTACGTCTTTTAGACTTATTCATTGTAGACGTAATTGGTTTACGTCCAAGTGAAGTTCCTTTTGACACACCTTCATGTGCAATAGTAGCTCCGTACATTTTCGCCATTATTCAACTCCTAATCGGATTTTGTTGATTAGATACTCCTTCACAAAACCAGAACGCACAATGTCACCGATTGTAAATTCGATATTATCGAACTGTTCCATTGCATCTAGGATTTTCATAAAGTTAACCATTCCCTGTTTATCACTATGCTTCATTAAGTCTGTCTGAAAGAAGTCGCCACAGAAAATAATTTTTGAATCTTGTCCAACACGAGTAATGATTGTATCCAATTCGTGGAATGTCAAGTTCTGACATTCATCCACAATAATAACTGCATTGTCTAATGTAATACCTCTAAGAAAAGAAGTAGTCAAAAACATTAATGAACCTTGATTTTTAAGTCTATCATACAATCCAGAAAATGCAGCTGCATTTGGTTGTTCAAACATAAACTTAACCATGTTCTGATATGGTACTTGGAATAGTGCTGTCTTATCTTCCTCATCGCCTGGCAAGAAACCAATCTCACGAGTTGGAACTGCACTACGAACCATATACACTGTATCGTATGGTGTTTCATTTCTTAGAACATCTTGTAGTCCATTGTATAATGAAACAAATGTTTTACCTGTTCCAGCCGCACCATAAAGGAATAAATTCTTTCCTGCTTTATACGACTCAAACGCCTTCTTTTGATTGTCCGTGATTGGTTTAATTGAAACCATCTGGTCAATTCTAATGTCTTTCACTTTAGCCATTAATTGTTACTCCACTTGTGTCGATGTTTAGCCAACACCGCATCTGTTTTAATTTGTTTTGCAGACTTCCTACCATACCGTTGTCCTAATTGACTATCGGGATGTGCCTCTGCCCCTTTTGCAAGAACCTCTTTCCAACCAGCATCAGTCTTTGAATCAATATTATCTCCTACCGCACCAGCGATAGAAAACATTGAAGGCATCTGTTTAATGTGTGGGTTCTTCTTTAAGAGTTCTTCTCTTTTTGAGTTTGTTAAAAAGTCATCAAACTCTTCACCTGTTTTTGTATTTCTAAATGTAAATGTTGGCATTATATACTCTTTTTATTTTGTTTATCTCTAAGATTATCCATAATCTTCCACTCACGTTCTTCTTCGGGTGTCATAACTTGTATCACTGAAGAGGCATCTGGTTTCCAATAAGTGCCTTTATCCATAGCAATAGATAAACAGTCTGATTGAATATTCTCAATCAATTCATTAATTTCATGCGTTGGACGTTTAGGTTCAGAATATTTTGCTACTCTGAGTTTATCACTCATCATTTTAATTGAATCAATTTTATCACACATATCACTTATCTTATGTAACACTATTTATCTCCATCCAAGTTGGCATACCTCTTTTCTTCCATGATGCCAAATGTTGTTTATATTTTATATAGTAATCCCTATAAGCAGTGATTGACGATTCGTTTTTTACATCGTCTGGCATTGCTTGTAAGGGTTCTGTGAATACACCCTCAGGCATATTCTCTGGTGGACTGAATAACGCCCACTTTAGTTTACGATAACTCTCATGGTAGACATCCTTATCATACCTGTACATAAATTCTGTATTCAGTTCTGTCCACAACTCATACAACCATCTGTAGTTTTTCTTGGATTGTCTTACCCAAATAGCACTAGGGTGATTGACATGACAAGATTTGTACAAAGTATGGTCTAGTTGTGGGTCTGGATGGTCGTAAGTAGTAATTAGACGATTGTTCTTACTCAATCGTTTTACTTGTTTACCATCCAATACACGATGTGCAGTAGACATGAGTTGAGCATATTCGATACACATCTTACTTGCATGACTATCTACATGCATCTCTGCACTTTTCTTTGCGTTTTCATGTAAGTAAAATATATTCATCTATTGCTCCCATCTATAGAAGATATGGTCTTCTATCTCTATTGTTTTAGTTTTAGTCTTTGCCCAAGACGGTGATACATAATCTGCATGATAATGTGTTGCACCA